CCCATTCAATATTATACATACCAAAGTATTTTAGTTACGGCAATATTTTATATTAAAAATATAAACAGACAATAGTCTATATTGAATATGGTGTTGACACAGAGAAAAAGTGTGGTATAATATAAACAAAAATTCACGGGAGTTTTTCCAATGAAAAAGAAAATTATTGACACTTTAGATAAAGAACTACTTTTTATGAGCCCATCGGAATTAAATTACTATTTTAGTCACGGCTGGTCTATCTACTGGATAGAAACACGTATAAACGGTGTTAAATGCGCTGAAACGCATCTTTACCGTTCAAAGGATAGATTACCCTATGAGAGCATTAAAGCCGCCTTGGAAGTTCGTACAAGCGAAATTGAAGTCATACAAATAGTGGAGCGTAGACAATGGAAGAAAAACTGATATACTATAACGGCGACCGTTTGAGAAACAGTGTCGATATCAACGGAAACCGACCCGAAATTTTCATAATTGAAAGCAACAGAACCGCAGGTAAAACAACCGACTTTGCAAAATTTTTGATTGACCGTTTTATTAAGCGCAATGAAAAATTTGCTGTTTTGGTGCGTTGGCAGTATGAGGCAACAAATTTCGCAGAGGCTTTTTTCAAGTCCGTGCAGGGCCTTTTCTTTCCTGAATATGAACTTACGCAGAAAATGATAGAAAAGAAGTACTGCGAACTGTTTCTTAATGATAAAGCCTGTGGCTATCTTATCCCGATAAATTCCGCGGAATTTATCAAGCGCCGCTCGCATCTTTTCAACGACATAACATCAATTTTCTTTGATGAAATACAGCCCGAAAATAACGGCTATGTACCTGATGAACTGAACAAATTTTTTAGTATACACACCTCTATAGCCCGTGGAGAACATCAACAAGTACGTTATGTTCCTGTATATATGTGTAGTAACTCAGTGTCCCTTCTTAACCCGTACTATAACGCCCTTGGGGTCGTGACACGCTTAAATAGCAAGACAAAATTTCTCCGTGGTGACGGGTGGGTTTTAGAGCGAAACTTTAATGAAAGCGCACAAAGAGCGCAAAAGGCTAGCGGTTTTAATCGTGCCTTTTCTGCCATTTCTTATAGTGACTACAGCGCAGAAAGCGTGTATCTGCGTGACAATGAAGCGTTTTTAACCTTACCTAAAGGACGAGGGCAGTATGTAGCAACTGTCCGCTTTGATACCCGTAAGTATGCTATATGGATATACGCTAACGAGAATGTCATGACTTGTGATTATCGTGTAGACGATGATTACCCAGTCAAGATAAGTGCCACGGTACAAGACCACACCGAACAGTATACACTTATCGGCGGTGCAGGATTCATCAAAGAGCGTATGCGGCGGTACTTTATCAACGGCAATTTCCGCTTCAAAGACCTTGCTTGTAAAAGTGCTGTGTTAATGGCACTTTCATATAAATAACTCTGGGCAGTCTGCCTATCTGTGTTAAATATTGGTGTACTGGGGGCGCATGGCTTAAAAACCACCTTGGGCACTTTCGGTTTTGCACCCGCTTTGTTGACCGATACGGAATAGGCTGCATATAAAAATAAGCGTTAAGGCACATAGTACCTTAACGCTTATCTTACTTTTTAGGGTGAATTTTAAAAGTTGTTTCAACAAGTAAAGTGCCGCCTTTAATTTGTTTAGGCAGTAGTTTTCCGTCTACTTCCAGTCCAACTTTAAAATCTGTCAGGCTTGCTTCACCCGACATAAGCATATTGTTAAAATTTTCCTTTGCGCCCTTTGACATACCTGCACACTTGATAAGATAGTACGGGGCAACTTTTTCACCGTCCTCATGTGTCGTATGCTCTATGTAGGTTTTCGCTCTTACAAAAATTGCCTTATCCCAGTAATTTTCTAGTTTCCAACAACAGAAGTCAACAGGGTGTATCTCTACACCTTGTACTTCATCAGGTGACAAGTCACAGTGTATGCTATCTGTGTCTGCGTATATAAATCCACGCTCACTAGCGCCGTGAAAATTTTTCTGTGCCGCTCTTATGGTAAAAGCTCTTGAATATGACGTTATCGCCGAGCCTATCGGTATATACATTGGTTTTCTATCGTTTGCTTTCTGCGTGGTAAACTTTAACACGCCGTCTGACAGTCTTGCTATCTTGAAACTTGAAGAGGTACTTTGTGCCATTTTGCCATATAAGTTATTTAAAAACAACTTCGCAACCTGCCTTTTTGCGCCTTTGCTGTCTTTCTTGATTTTTGAATACTTGTCTATATATGTATCAAAAATACCAATTTTTGACTTGAACACGCAATAATCTAAAATTTGACAGTCAATTAAATTATAGTGCTCTTGCAAAAGTTCCCAGTCTGTGCAGGTCAAAGTTAGTATCACGCTTGTGTCTTCGATTTCTCCGCTTTCTGTTCGTATGTACTCGCAGTACTCGCCGTTTTCGTCTAGTACATCAGAGGATTTTAAAGGCGTTCGGCTCGGATAACGCCAACTGCCGTTTATAACCATAAATGGTAGTTTTCCTTGCTTTAAATAAAATCTTGTCCTTATCCTGACAAAATAATAATATTTTGTTTTATCAAGATATTGTTCGGGTATAGTATCGCCCTTGTAAAATCTCGGAGCGCCGACAGGGTAAAAATTTCCCGATTGACTTGACATCATAGAGGGATAAAGCGAGTTGACATCTGCCGTCACACCATCTCTGAAAATTTTATTCTCTTTACCCTCTACTACATACACCCAACCGCCCTTGTAGCTTTTTCTTATATACTGGTCGGCATTTTCTGCGTCAAAGGCTTTAGGGTCAAGATGTTCGTCATACATATCAGGAAAATCTGCTTCCCACTCCTCTTTTTTCGTCATTTTGCGAAAGTCGTGTATACAGCACGCGCCGATAGTCGGTTTATTTCCCGCAAGCTTGAAAAAAATCTGTAAAGCTTCTGACATGACAAGCACGTCATTTGCGATATACTGTCTTTCCTCGTCCGTGATAACTCCACCTGCATGGCGCTCTCCCGTGTACTCGATAGAGGTTTTTTGGTGTTTTGTACTGAAATCTTTTCCAATTTTTGCCACTGAAAACGGTAAAAGCTTCAAGCTGTCACGAAAAGTTATTAAGTGACCGTGCCACTTTAAAGTGATATCGTACCACTGTCCCATATCAGATATCATATATGAAAACTCGCCGTTTTTAAGCTCATCGCTTTTCTTAAAGTGCCAGTCACTGTGTCTATCTTTGTAGGTGGCTTGCTTGAAATTATCTTGTGACAGCATAAAATTTAACAAAAATGAACCATCGAATTTTAAGTTATGAAAGAACACAATAATATTTTTATCAAAGGACTGATTTATCATATCATTTAAAAAGTCATATATATTGTTACCGATAGTAACATTTTCCGAACCGAGCCTACACCACGCATACGCCCAAACCTCTGTAAAAGTCTGACCGTCAAAAACGGTGGTTTCAAAGTCTGCCATATATGTTGCTATCATACCGTGTCACTCCAGTCTGACAATTCCGTCAATTTTTCGTTGAATTCTTCGGTTATATTTCCTCCTGATAAAATTTCAACAAAAGTATACCATGACATGATGTGTCCGCTTTCGCTATCTGAGCTGAAAACATATCCTTCCACAGCTTCTACAGCCGTTTCACCTGCGGTCGCAAAGTGATGAATGACAGTTTTTTTACCTATTTGTGTTACATGTTGGTTAAGAAGTGCCCGTATATCCGCTATATGTTCGGCATATCTCCACGGGGGTATATTTAGACATGAATCATACGGAGTATCGAGTATCTTTTGAATTCTGCGCCATATCATCTCGCCTTCATCGGGGGGAGGACTCCCACTGGGTCTGCGCTTGATAGGTGGTAAAGGTTTCGGCGGACGCTTGCTTATGGGTACTTTTCGATAGTCAATTTTTTTGGATTCACGAACTTTTGATACTAGCTGTTTTTTATGTCCGATATCTATAGTGTACGATTTATCGGACAGCCTTGCTAAACTTTTTACGTTTATCGCCCGTAAATCGTCAACCATTTTTTTTGTGATTTTTTTAGGTGTGGTTTTTTGAAAGTCCCCCACCACTGTATACCCCCGCTTTTGCATTTCAATTAAAGTATCTGCTATTCTTTTTAGCTGTGCTTCGTACTGTTGTGCTAGCGTTTTTTTCTTTTTTGCCATGTTTCTTCCTACCTTTATAAAAGTATGATTTTCCGATAGTTGCTGTCAGTCCGTCACGGACTTCCACAATAATTACATTTCATAAATTTGAACTGTTCCTTTCGTTTCATTGTCTATATAATACACCCCTCTTGTGAAAACTGTATGACGGTTTTGTGAAAGTTATGTGAAAAAGAAAAAGCCCCGAACGAATCGGGGCTGTGTTCCACGTGGAACATTTACTCGACTATCCGAAGTGAGATAAAATCTCTACCGCTTTTTGCGGTTCTGTGTATTACAGTTACAGGCAGTTCTCCGACCTCGTCAAGAAAAGCGATAAGGTCGGTAAGCATATCTATCACTGTTTCTGAAATTGTGCCGTATACGGTACCATCCTTGGTGAAAAGATAGCCCACTTCGGAAATTTCGCCGTTGTTACGGTTTGCTTCGTCAACGATCGCCGCTCCTGTTATTGTCAATGTTTCACTGACAGTCTGAAGAGCGATACTTGCGCTCTTTGCGTTGAAAAGTTCCGTCTTGCCAATGTTCTTTGTGCTTATCATAAAAACTCTCTTTCTCCTGACCTGTCGCAGTCGGTCGGGCTACTGGTATTTCGCTTTGTTGGAATATAGTCCTTTACGGTATAAGAAAGACTGTTATCAAAGCAAGTGTACTTATAGTCGCCCACTTTTGGCGATATTTTATACCCTTTCGGGCTGGGATAGCGCTGATAGGCTCAACGCTTCAGAAGCCGTTACCTTAGACTATAAAAGTAGTTGTGCCTTCTGTTTCGGTGTTTAAGATAGTGACAACACTAACAACGCCTAGCTTTATAAGAGCTTTAGCCACCTGAACAGCAACATTAAAATCCTCTTCAGGGAGAGCGATTGAACTGTCGTTATTTAACGTAAAAATTATTTGATATTTGTGCATTTTCTCACTTCCTTTCATCTTTAGTAACACCTAGTAAACGATTAAATGTAATAACGTGGTAAAAATTAAATGCAGGTTTGCTATTTGGAGCTATCAAGCGCATATCGCCAAAGCTATTGATTTTTACTGTAAAATCGTAATTTTCAACAAGACCAAATAAAGATTCAAAACTTGCACTCCACACATACTTTAACAAGCGGCGGCTTTTGCGTGTGCGCATATCGCAATTTTTAACTGTATATTCATACTCTAGTGGAATATCGCCAGTATTGAAAGTTTCGGTATTAAGTACTGTTTTAACATATCTGTCCTTTCTTTAAGCAAAAATCGCTGTGCCGCGTGTAAGTCTTGCACGTAGTGCGGAAAGTGATAAGCTTGTGTCTAAGTCATATCCACCGTACTTTTTGTTTACTATATAAGGGTGATAACACTTACCATCTCTCATAGCGTATATTACTCTGCCGTTGTCTACAGCCACTTCATATGAACCAATCATAAACCAACCGTCTAAAATCTTTTTCATGTTTTTCCTCCTGCCTTTCGGCTGTGATAGTGTTTAGGAACTTTGTTCCTTTCGTTTCATTGTCTATATTATAACGTGCCTTTGTGAAATCTGTGTGATAGTTTTGTGAAAGTTATGTGAAATATTAGCGATCTTTGCTTTTTATTTCCTCCCGTAAGCGTGATACTATGCACTCCCCGTCAATACTTGTCATAGAGCGGAAGTACTCAGAGCGAAAAAATCTAGTGACTTCCGAGCGCATTTTCGGATTCTTGCGATAGTCAGCTACCGCTTGAAGTATCACAGCTTTCCAAAGAGCGCTATAACAACGCTCTTTGGCTTTTGTGGGTGACTGCTTTACCGTTCTATCTGTCACTGTATCACCTCCTTGCCCATTTGGGCTGTCGTTGTTCTTTGTGGTCTTACCTCTCGTTTCATTGTCTATATAATACACCCCTTTTGTGAAAACTGTATGACAGTTCCGTGAAAGTTATGTGAAAAAGAAAAAAGCCCCGAACAAATTGGGGCTATGTTCCACGTAGAACTTATTTTAAGCGTTCTATAAGAAGTTCCGCTTCTCGTATGATAAGCGACATGTTTTCTGTTTCTGAGCTTGCCGTGACGGTAAATCCGCCGCCGTTGCCCCAGTAAAACTCAAAGGATATCGGGGCATACTCAAGCTCGGCACTTACACTAAAAGTACGGCTTTCTGTTTCCAGTCCTGATAGCGAAAATTTCACATTACCTGCACTTGCCTGACCTGACACACGCACTGTACCTTTAAAAGTCACTTTGTATAAAGCGTTTTTGTCGCTTGAAAGACTTATGCCGCCGTCCTCATCTGCTGTCCAGTAGCTGACTGTAGGGTAGGTCAGTGTTAAAGGTGTGCCGTGTACTATACTCCGATTTTTGTCGGTACGCAGATATCCTATAGGGTGTGTCACTCCCATAACTCGTGCAGGCTTAAAGCTTCCTATTGTTGGTATATCAGACAAAGCGTATGTGTTTCCGGAAAGTATAGAGTTATTGACATACACTATATCAGAAGGTATATCACCAGTAAACATAGTGTAAGGGTGTGAAGCGCCGCCGATATCGTTTCGGTTGCCTTCGCATATAAGGACTTTACCTGTTTCAACAAAATTTTTGCAGTTCGCAAGCACCATGATAGTAGCGGCAGAAGCTTCCGAACCCGCATAGCAAAAGTTGTCCCGCAGTGTTATTGGCATGGCGTTTCCGTCTATATCAAGGAAAGCCCATGAAGATACTAACTCTGCCCCACGCTCTCTATAAAAGCTGTTGTTTATAAAGACGATACCTCTGGGATTGGCGGCAGTAGCTATAACTTTAACGGGGTTTACGACTACGGATATACGGCAATTTTTTACCATGGGTCTACTATCAGTATCGATAGGTGCAAAAGTCAGTCCGTCAGCCCGCCACCGAACAGTATCAAAGTCCACGTAATTAAACGTCACACCTATCTGAGGGCTAACATCGCAGTCATGTATAGCGCACCGTGACGTAAACGTAGTTTGACCTTGACCGCTTATAGTAAGGCTAAGTGTTGAAATACTTTCAACTGTGTTGCACTCGCCCGCTTTGAATGTCAGTGTAGTGGAAATTTTTTTATTTGTGCCATAGATAGCGAGGGGTGTTATAGAAGCGCTTCCCACATCTGCGGCACTCGGCATAGGTATATTCAGCCCGTTACTTGTAATTTTTAGGTACTTGTAGTTGTTTTTGCACATCGTCAAAAGCTTTCTTTCAAGTGATAGGTAGGAAGCACCTCTTAGACCGAGTGTGTCAGCGTTACGCTCTGATAGGAGTATAGCTGTACGGTCGGTAGTCACCCCGTTTCCTATACCCAGACGTGATACACCGTCTGAAACGTCACCCGATACTATAATCCATATTGTATATATTCCGTCTGTATTATAGTAATTACTGCACACCGCGATTGATTTTACTGGGAGAGTAGCTGCTGCGGCACTTGTCATAGCCCCGACTGTCGAGAAAGTCACAACACCTGACGACAATGTCACATCTATAGCGGCGGCAACATCTGCGACAAGTTTATTATAATTTTCCTCATTTTGCCACCACGCATTAACTAGTGTCGTGATTTCATTGGGAATTTTTGCAATTTCTGCATTGTACTTTGTGATGAAAGCGTTTATTTTTTCCTCGATAGCCACTGTGAAGTCCGCATAGTCGCCCTCGACTTTTGCTTCAAACGTTGTTATCTGATGTGATATAACATTTTTAAATTTTGATATATCTGTTTTCATTGTATTGATTTCTGTGTTGACTGTGCTTACAAGACTTGCATACTTTAAGTCCATTTCCGTTTGATAGTCTGTCCACTCCGCTGTTAAAGCGCTTTTGTAGTCCTGCCAAGCTTTTTCAAGTTCAGCTTGAAATTTTTCCCAGCCGTCTAAAAGTCCGTTAGTGCTGTCGATAACTTCGTTTAACTTTGCGTTTACCTTACAAAGAAACTCATAGTAACTTAAGCTATCATCATATACCAGTGGTAAAATCTTATGACACCAATATCTTAACTTATCAATCATTGTGAAATCCCCCTTACCATATCTGCATAAATAACTCCGATAACTCGGAAATTATCATCATGTCAATATTTATTTGTGTATTACTATACTTTGCAAGTAATTCACCCTGTATGGCACTTCCCTCATAGCCTGACACCTTTTCGGTGTGCTTGCTGTCGCTTACGGTCTTTCCCGTGTCTGACACTGTACCAGTGTGAGTGACTGCACTTGTGTCTGTGACTGTGCTTGTACCCTCATCTTTCACCGTACCCGTCTTTTTTAAAGTACGACTGTCAGTCACTGTATCAGTAGAGGTGTTTTTCTGAGTACCTGTGTTGACCGTAGTGTCAGTAGTGTCCGTGGCGGTCGTGTCTTTTCCTTTTGTGATGGTCATGCTGTCAGATATATTTGCCGTTGTCATATACTTACCTGACTTGACATCAGAAAGACTGCCTTGCGGAGTATCTGAAGAGTAAGTATCAACATCACTCGTCGTGCTTGCTTCACTGCTGACTGTGGTATCAGTGCCGACAGTCTTTTTTGCCGAAAGGTTGTCAGTGCGTGTGCTGTCCGTGTCTGTGACAAGTTTTCCGCCGTTCGTGTCAGTCAAGTCATCGGTGCGTGTGTCGGTATGCGTTGTCTTTACATCTCCACTGTGCGTGTCTTTGAGATTATCTGTTCTAGTGGAAGTCTTATCATCTGTAACATTTCCTGTGAACTCTTTGACAACGTTTTTATTGTACAGCGGGTTTGTTATATTTGCCGATATACTATACAATTCATTATATTTAGGCATTATTTCTTGCATTTTGGTATTTAATGCCAATTTCCATAGTCCGACAGTTTCAAATGCTATCTCCTCTGTGTAGTAGTGTCGCAGGATTTTTTTACATAAAATCTCTCTGTATGCTTCTTCAAAGATAGGAAAATCTTCAAAGATTTTGTTCCATGCGCTGTTTAGCACTTGCCCTACATCATCGTACCCGACATCACACGTCAGCCCTGCCGCCGTTTCGCATATCGCCCTCACTGTCGTGGTGTAATGACTCATTGTCTGATACCTCCTTTTTTAGAGCATTATCTATGTCAATGCTATCAAACTGATACCATATATCAAGACCGAACATTTTGTTGATTTTCTCACACGCTATCTGTCGCATTTTCTCAGGCGAATTTCGTGTAGCTATGACTGCTCCTTGCGCCGTCAGCACCTCGTCCTTTATTAGACGTTCACGCTTTGTCGTGTCCGAGTTTGGTATGCCCAACTGTGTTAAAGCTTCATTCCATATTTTGGCTTTTAGATCATATATCTTATCAGCTACCCACGGAGCGTCTGTCTTTAGTACGGTCATACTATCATCTGATAAAGTTTTCTTACCGAAAATAACGGGCTGATTTCCGTCATATTTTTGATAAACATTTTTCATCGTCAGGGCTTCGTTTTGGTCAGCCTTTATCAGTACAGGTGTTTTCTGTGCATTAATATTTACGTCAATAATTCTATCATATTGATATAATCTATCTGCATAATATTTTATATCGAAAATATTAGGTGTTCGCAAATAGTTGTTGTATATGATAACTCCGTTATTGATATTAAGGTTTTTCATATATCCTGTGTCGGATATAGCAACAAAATCCCTTGGATTTCCGTATACGTCAAGCTTACCGTTTAAAGTGACGGGTAAACAAAGATATCCTAAAACTTCATCGCGAAAAAACACCGCCGCTCCCTGTGTTATCAGGACTTGCTCAAGATACCTTACATCTATAGTGTCTGGCATTTCGGTCCATACGCCCCGCGACATTGCCATTTCATATAGTCGATATGTGTAATTATTCCACGCCGCTTTATTTTCAAACCGAGATGAATTAAAAAGGGTATCTCTTACTTTTCTTGGCATTAAAGCACCTCCTTATAAAGCGTTGTCAACGCTATAGTTACCAACATTTGCCAAGGTTTCCCATAAGCACAAGCCGCCATCAAGAGCAGACTGGATATCTTTTATAGCCGTATCAGGTATACCGAGTGATGTCACACCAAGTGAACGCACACACGCATTTTTTGTCTTACAATAATTGTAAGCTTTTCGGCGCTGTGCTTGCGCAAACTGCGGCACTTTTAGTGCGTTGACGGTGTAGCCGTACATCGTGAAAAAATCATCATACTGTTTTGCTACAGAAGCGTTGACTGTCACTCTATACCCAATGAAAAAATTTTGAGCAAAAAGTAAGTTGAAATAACCGCTTGCCATACCACCCATGGTTGATGTCTGCCCTTGCAAGTCTTTCAACCTAGCGTACTCACTCATACCCTCCATAAAATTTCCTGACAAAGAAGTTATAGCGCCTGAGGGATTCGCGGGAGCAGTAGCAAAAGCGGAAACAGCACTAGCTATACGTGACAGTTGCCCTGCAAGCAGTCGATTTGAGTTGTTGCCGATATAATCATTATACTCAGACGTTATAAAACTTGTCGCAGGATATGTGTCATATACTAAACTACTGTCCCAATCTAACATAAACCCTCTGTAGTTTTGCGGGGTGCAGTATACCGCTTGGTCCGGTGTCACACCGCTACTTGACAGTCTAAACGTGGCGTTTTCAGTCGTAAAAAACTCATAGCGATATTCGTTAGAGCTGCCTAAGCTGTTGTTAAGTCTAAAAAAACAAAAAGGATATGTATACATTTTGTTATTTTTTGGTAAATATCCGCCGAGGGTATCAGTCACGGAAGGCTTAGGCACGACCTGCGCATATGTTGTAGGAATATTGATTTCAACATTTGGCGCTAGCCATGGATGAGATGTATCCCACTCATCCCCTGTATACGCAATTCGGGGTATAAGATACATACCAAGTATACCTTTTTCACCTGCCACCCGAATGTAATTATTTACCACGTTGTAAAAATCTTGCAAGCTTGACGGAACAACATTACACACGTTGTACTCACCCGCAAGACAAGCCCCCGAAAAATTGCCCAGTGTCGCAGTTTGAAAAAAATAGTCCTTTACGCTGGGGTTAAGTAAGTCATGGGCTGTCACTATGACTGTGAAAACCCCCGCTGTTAATCCGTCGGCCATTGTTTGATATTTTGAGATAACCTCTTGTCCTGATGTTATAACCGGTTCAGGCGTTATGCTGTCACCGATGTTATCAGTTATACTGTGTTCACGTTCAACATAACTTGCGTTAAAAGACACATCAAAGAAATATGTTTGAATGTTATCTATACTATAGGTTACAAGGCTTGTTTCGTTATTAACATACTCAACATCAGTAATAAAAGCATAAAAGATTTTACTACCAAAAGATGTGTTGCGAAACATCATATAGTTACAAGTCAAAAGCAAGTCGGGCGCAATTGCAACACGAATCGTATTATTGCTATGCCTGATATAGCTTTGTGCAGTTAATGTATATACACAATATGCGTTAAAAGCTTCAAACTGCCCGTTTTTACTTGACGGGCGATAAGTGTATTTTGAGCGGCTGTCAAGCGGAACACCCCGACAAATCCACACATCGGAATTTGGTGCTATATGTGCCATTTAAAATACCTCCTTTGTATAATATTTGTGGGAGCAGATATGCTCCCACATAGATTATTTAAGCAACTGTTATTGTTGCTGTACCTGACTGTGTACTGTCATAGACAGAAGTCGCAGTTATGATGATTTCATCACCTGATACAGCGTCCGCCGATACCGTGACAACGCCTGTGCTTGTGACAGTGGCTTTTTCACTGTTTGACGTCCATGTCAGCCCCGACGGGGCAAAATTTGTACTCTCGACCTTTGCGGAAAGCTGTATCTTGCCGCCCTTTGACAGTGTAGCTGTCGCAGGTGATACGATCACGCTTGTGATAGATGGTGTTCCCGCAACAAAAAGCGCGTTGTTAGCAAAGGGCGATATTGCATATATACGCCATGCGTGTAAGGTCATGTTACGGTAAAGTCCTTCCGTGTTTTCGATAGCTCGCATTTCTGTCAGCTTGTCGTATATCTGAAAAAAGTCCTTATCGACAAGTATGCAAGGTACTGCGTCAAGAGCTTCCATCTCTACCTCTGAAAATTCGTGATAGTTTTCTTCGCCCTTGAAAAGTTCGTTTAATCGCTCGATGTCAAGAGAGCCAAAGCTGTCTATCAGCTTGATGTGACCGAGAAACTCGACTTTATCCATGTTGAAAGCTGACGCAAGGACTTCAACGTTACGCTTTGCGTTAAATTTCGCCGATACTATCAAGTACTGATCGTCCTTAAGTGCAAAGTTGTTGACACCCGCAAGGTTGTAATCCCTTTTAAGGAAAGTCATGTCATCTGAAACTGTCTGAATAGCTTCAACGATTTCGTCCATGTTTGCCTTATTTATGGCAGGGATTTCATACGGCTTCATTAGCCCGTTGTAGATCCTATAAGCAAGCATATATTTGATCGTTAAAAACTCATCCTGTTCCATGGCAGTAAACATAGTTGTAACAATTTTTTCAATAAAACTTGACACACCGTTGATAGACAGAAAAGCATTTTCAAGGTCATAAGGCTGTATGGTCTGCTTATAGTATTTCTGGTAGTTCATCACATAGAAAGCAGACTTAACGTCAGGAAACTCACGCTGAAAAACAGTTGTTTCCGCCCTTGCGGGGCTGTAGTTCTTGACATGCGCAAGGTCGATGAAGATGTCCTCGATTACCTCACCGAAATTAAGCTTGCCCTTTTTGAATGTCGCAAAAGGGTTAGTATAGTACTTGTTGGTAACTTTTACCTCAGCTATTCTGTTTATCAGAGCTGAAAGAAATTCGTTCTGAATCTCGGGAAAATCCATAATTACATTTCCGATACTGCGTATAGTGTTTGCGTCAGGTGTGGCAAGCGGAACGTGGTCTTTGTAGTTCTGTGAAGCGCTGTTGCGGATTGCATTGAGTACGTCAACGCTTGAATTTGTTTTTACATCTCTATAATCGATATTTGGCATTGTCAGTCACTCTCCTTTTCTGTGTAGAGGTCTTCAATTTTGATTTCCTCTGCCTTGCTGTTTTCTTCTGTTTCTTCCTCATCAACTTTTATTATTTTTTCTTCCTTGTCGCCGTCAAAGAAGCGCTCCATATACTTTGTGCGCCACATATCCTCGACTTCTTTCACGCGGGCTTCTGAGTTACCGTTCTTTTCCATGTCAGAAAGAGTATCAGTCACATTTTCCACGAGTGATACAGTTTCATCATCTGTGCGGTCACCGATATAGGCTTTAAGTTCGGCAAGCATTTCTTCTTTAGTTTTTATCATTATTTGACACCTCAACTTTCGTAATAAATGCGTTTTTGTACCCCGACTTTTTGACTGTTTCCAAAAACTTTTTTGCGTTGTCGTAGTTTTCATATGCTCCGACCTGTACTCGATATATGGTTTTGGTTTTTGATGTGTCTGCGGTCGTTTTTAACTTATTTTTCACCTGCGCTCTAAACCAGACCATATTTTTATTATATTTTGACAGCCAATTTTCAGGGTCGCCGTGACTGCTTGCATATCCTGCCTTTGCCGCTTCTTTATGACTTACTATGTTTTCAACATTTATGTTAAGCTTTTTGCAAAGATATGCGCAGTATTCTATAGCGGCGTTAAACGCCTTGTCAAAATATAACTTGTTGTTGAGGTTATCCTCACATATCTCAAACTGAATATGTGGATAAGGAGCGTAATTATAACTTCCCTTTAAGCCGCTACCACAGCCCCAACAAGCAAAGTTATAAGGCAACGTGTGATAGACTTCTACAGTGCCTTTGTCGTTACAGCCGATGTAAGCGTGCATACACAGGTCATTGAATGCGCCGTTAATATACTCCTGATTGTGGTGATTGTTATACACGTTTTTACCAAGGTCAGCAAGAACAGCTTTTGAGTTACCATTTGCTGCTGTGGGCTGTACATAGCGTCTGAGCATTTCATTATCGCACCCCGTGCTATGTACTACAATCCCCGCAGGCTTTATTCGCTGTGCGGCTTTATAAGCGCCATTGGCATGAAAAAGGCATTCTTTAAGTATCATCGCTTGTTCCTCCTAACTTGTCAATTAAGCGGTTTAGTGCTATCGTATTATTGTTGATAGCTTCATTCAGTTTGGTTGTTTCTTCCTTGTGGTTTTCATTAAGCTTGTTATTCTGCCAAAACATGGCGATACAACAAGCTATCGGAAAGCCAAGACTTGAGATTAACTGCACTATAACATTCGTGTCCATTTGCAACACCTCCCTGTTGTTTATATTATACCACACTTTTTCTCCGCGTCAACACAATATTCAATATAGACTATTGTCTGTTTATATTTTTAATTTAAAATATTGTTTTGATTAAAATACTTTAATTCATATAATATTGAATGGGGGAATATATAGGCATATGGCGACAACGGAGTCTAT